TAAAAAAATACTAATAAATTATTTTTTATATATTTAATATTTTTTTTTATTAATGTTAAAAGAGGATAGAAATAATTATGGTATAATTTATACACCGGAACCATTAGTAGATAAAATTTTAGATTTAATACCTAAACCGTATTTTCAAGATAAAAATAATAAATGGCTAGATATAGGCGCTGGAACAGGTAATTTTACAATAAACTTATTTAATAGATTAATAAATAATTTAAAATCAAATTTTAACGATATGAAAGAATGTGAAAATTATATAATTAAAAATATGATATATATGGTTGAAATATATGAACAGCATATAAAAGCATTAAAAACAAAATTTACAGATGATGCAAATATAATAGATAAAGATTTTTTATCAATAAATAAGGATGAATATGAAAAATTTGATTTTATAATAGGTAATCCGCCATATAATATAAATGGTATTTTAAAAACTCCAACTAATACAAAAATTTCAAAAAAAGAAGAAGGAAAACAAGTTTATGTTGATTTTATATTTAAAAGTTTGGAATTATTAAAACCCGATGGTTATTTAAATTTAATAATACCTTGTTTATGGTTAAAACCAGATAAATCGGGATTATATAATAAATTAACTAATTTAAAAATAGAAAAAATAGTATGTTTATCAACAAGTGAAACATGTAAATTATTTAATTATGAAGCACAAACACCAACATGTTATTTTTTAATTAAAAATATTATTAATGAAAACAATAAAAACAATAAAAACAATAAAAATAATAAAATAATAAAAATTTTTGATAAAATAAATAATGAATATATCGATTATATATTAAAACATAATTTTCCAATACCAACAACAGGTATTAATATAATTAATAAACTATTATATTATATAGAGAAAAGTGAAAAAATAAAAGTATATAAAACAAGTACAATATCAAAACAAACAAAAATTTATGATATAAGTAGTGTTATAAATGAAGACCAAAATTATGTAAATATAACTACTTGTATTTTGCAAGATAAAATTTTTCCAAAATTAATATATAATTTATCAAATATAAAACAACAATTTTATAATAAACCAAAATTAATATTAGCACATAAGATGTATGGTTTTCCATATTTAGATAAACAAGGTATATATGGAATAAGTTCAAGAGATAATTATGTAATATGTGATTATAATTTAAATGAATTAGAGGAGTTACAATATTTTCTCTCAACAAAATTAGGAATTTTTATATTTTCGGTAACAAATTATAGAATGAGATATTTGGAAAAGTATGCATTTGAATTTATACCAAATATAAATAAATTAGAAAATTTTCCATTATTAAAAGGATTAAAACGAGAGATTAGAGAAAAAAAAATAAATAATTATTTTAATTTCTCTCAAAAAGAAATAGATTATATAGAAAAAAATACAAAAAATTATGATTTTTTTGTATAAATATATTTTTTATATCAATTTTTTATAATTCCATATCTAGAATTTGTTCTTCAATTAATTGCATCAAAATAGTATTAGCAAAATTAATATATGAAATATTAATTTTGCTTTTAAATTCTTTAATAGCAAATTGTATAAATTTAACATCGCCTGTCTCGATTGATCTATCAATATAACTATGAAATAATTCTTCATTTGATTCATTTGTTTCATTTGATTCATTTGATTCATTTGATTTATCTATTTTAAAATTACAAGATATGTCTTCTATATCCATTAACATTTATGTTTGATTAAATAATAAACAGATTATAATTTTATAATATATTAATTTTAAAATATAATCAATTTTAAAATTGATTAACAATCTATAAATAAATATTAAATAATAAATAAATAAAAAATGTTTAATAATTTAATGTTTAGACGTTCATTTAGTGCATTAGCACAAGAATATAAATATAGTAAAATTTATAATATTTATTATGAAACAAAAAAAATAAATTTAAATAAAAAACAAATAGTAAATAATATTTATCCAGATTCAGAAAATATGTGTCCAAAATGTAAAGGTTGTGGTTGGATAACAAATAATAAAAAAAATAACGAATATAATTTTGGTTATGATATTTGTAAAGTATGTAAAGGTTCAGGATATTTATAATTACTAATTTATATATCAATATTATTATCAATATTATTTAAACAGTAATTATCAAATAAATTGTTTTCATAATGATATGTTCTTTTAATATTATCATCATTTAATAAATTTTTATAATATTCAGTTAATTTTGGAAATATTTTATATTTTTTGCATACATTATAATTTAGTATTGCACCAGTTACTATTGAATTATAATCTTGCAAAGAGTTATATTTTATTTTATTATATGATATGTATTTTGATACATAATTTTTTTGTAATAAACTTATTATAGTAAAATCAAATAATTCGGTACTAACTTTATAATTATTACTATATATAAAATTGTAAATATCTAAAATCAATTCATTTGAAAATGGAAGAATTTGTCTTGTTTTTTTTTCAAGATAATTTTTAAGTAATTCATTAAAGTGTTGAAGAGATATATTTTTATTTACTAAATAATTATAAAATATTTCTCCAGATTTATAAGTATTATTTATATAATGATAATATGAAAAATTTATAATACTTTGTTTATTAATTATTTTTACAATATATCCATAATCATATATTACAATTTTGTAATCTGAATCAGGATTAATTACTTTCCAATTATATGGATGTAAATCACCATGTACTAAATCTTTATAAAATACATTATCTCTAAAAAATAAATTTAATACACAATAAATTTCTTGTTTTTTAATAGTATTTACATTTAAATCATGAAAATATGTACCATTAACATATTCCATAATTAAAAAATTTTTATATGAAATAAATGGTTGTGGAATAATAATTTTAGTATTATTATAATATTCTTGATAAAAATATTTCATATTTTTAAATTCATTATTCATATCAAATTGTAATAATAAATTTTTTATAAAAGTATCAAGATCAAAAAATAAAGAATATTTTTTAAAATATGATATATTAGTTACAATGTATTTATAAAAATAATAAGTTTTTATAAAAAAATAAACTTGATACTTTAATTCAGGATGAATTATTTTTAAAGCATATTCATTATTTTCTATAAATTGTATATTATTATAATAAATTTGATTAATACATTTTATTTTATAAATTTGAGCAATAGAACCGGATTTAATTGTAAAAAAATTATCAAATATAAAATAATCATTAAAATTAAAAGGCAAATTATTATTTAATATAGAAAGTGTATAATTAATATTATGAACATAATTATTTTCATAAAAATTTGAAAACAAATTTAAAATATATTTATTAAATGAGTTGCTATCTTCAATAAATTCTAATTGTGTAATAGTCCATTGAACTAGTTTAATAGCAAAAGCCCCATTTAAATTAATAAAAAAATATAAATTTTTTAACAAAAATTTATTTGGATTAGAAAATATTTTATAAAAAATATAATTAAAAAATAATGAATTAATCAAAAAAATAAAATACATAAAATATTTTATATATATCAAAGTGTCAATAATTTGATAAAACATATTTTATATTTAATATATGATATATTAAATATAAAATTTTAATTAAAAATCAAGATATAAATATTAAATATCGATATTATTATTATTATTATTATTATTATTATTATTAATAATATCTAAATAGGTGTCAAAATAATTATTAGAATATATGATTTTACCACTATTATTTATATAATGAGATAATATATTATTATAATATGTCTTCATTTCTTGAAATATATTAAATTTATTACAAATATTTAAATATAGTATCATTTCATCTAATATTTTACTACCCTTAGCAGTATATTTTGCCATATTATATGATAATAATTGTGTTACTAATAAAATTTCAGGAAGATTATTTTCAAATATTAAATTATTATTATAAGTTATATTATATAATTTATTTATTAAAGTATCCATAAGTAAATCGCTATTACAATGATCAAAAGTTTCAAAATCAAAATCCCAAAAAGATAAAAATTTATCTTGTGTAATATTAATTTTATAATACAAATTATAAAACTCTAAAGCAATATTATAAATATATTTTTCATCATTTGATATATTATACAAATTAAAATTATAATTAATATATTTAAAGGTATTTGATATTTTTTTATTATTTTTTACCACAAAACCAAAATCATATATTACAATTTTTAAATTATCTAGAATATTAGATTTATAATTTATAATTTTCCAATTATATATATGTAAATCACAATGAATATATTTTTTAAAATATATCATATCAAAATAAAATAAATTTAATAATGTGAAAATATATTTATTGGTAATATTTGACATATTTTCATTATAAATTTCACCTTCAATAAATTCCATTATTAAAATATTATTACTTGAAAAAAATGGTTTTGGTATAATAAATATAGAAGTATCTATATATTCATTATAAAAATATTCTATATTTTTATATTCATTATTCATATTAGTTTGTAAAATAAAATTTTTATAAAATTTTTGAATATTAAGAATTTTATTTAAAAATATTTTATTAAAGAAATATAAAAATTTATATGAAAAATATGATTGATATTTTATATTAGGATGAACAATTTTCATAGCATATTCAGTATCTTTTAAAAATAATATATCATTATAGTAAAAATTTTCAATACATTTTATTTTATAAATTTGAGCAATAGAACCAGATTTAATTTTATAATTATTATCAATTACAAAATTTTTAAAAAAATTTTTAGAAAATTCATTATTTATTAAATCATATGTATATTGAATACAATGAGTTTTATTATTTTCAAAAAAATTAGAAAATATAGTTACTAAAAATTTTATATCTTTATCATCAATTGAATTATAATTATTTACTATCCATTGAATAAATTTGACTACAAATGATCCATTTAAATCTATAGTTATATATAATGCATTAATTAAAAAATTATTATTTGATAAAGATATTTTATAATAAATATAATTAATAAATAATAAAAATAATAAAAAATTAAAATATATAAAATATTTTATATA